AGAAAGGAGGGGACAGTGAAAAGCCTTACGTCACTCTGGTCCTGTACTGCCACAGAAATGGCAGTACGATGTCGCACAAGCGCCGCGCCTGACATAAAATATGTCGAGCGTCGGGTCCAACACGAGGGGATATCGTTTTTGGCGATATCCCTGGCGAACCTTGGGAAGGTCATCCAAAAATGGCTTGACCAAGGTTTCGTCGTCCCTTCGGACGCTCCTGCCTTCAAAAGAAGGCCTGGGCGTCTTAATGGTCTCCCGGCATTTCTGTCGGGTTTCCTTGGACGTGTGTTTGACCCTAGTAGCGGTGTGCTACTGGAGAATCCGGACGTGGAGTCTATCTATGCTTTGCGTCAGCTAACGCTGATGTTTAGCAAGATTGCCCTCCCCGTTTCTGACCTTTCGGTTAGAAAACATCGGGTAGTTTCTCCCGATCGGGAGAGAGCTGCCATGTCCGAATTCGTTCAGTGTGAGCAGGATGTTAGGGCTTCAGACGATAACTTGGATCCTCAATTTCTTGAGGATTTCAAGTCAATGTCTGAAATGCTTTTCGGTCATGCCTTTGCTAAGGTAGATAGAGATATCTACTGGGCAAGGCTTAAACCGAAGCATGGTCCAGGCGCTGTCGCAGATAGGCTTTCCAGCAATGGAAAGTATAATCTGCGAACCTGGACCGCACGCCTTCAGAAGGCTGGTTTGCCTTCTGAAGAGTTCCTTATTCCTAATAATCGCTTTTGCGATTATCTGGATAAGGATCTTAACATCCTCGAACCCGGAGCGGAGATGCCCGTGAGGGTTATCACCGTTCCTAAGACGCTGAAGGCACCAAGGGTTATTGCGATTGAACCGACTGTAATGCAGTATATGCAGCAGTCGATCTCTCGCAGTCTCCTTGACGCGATCAGAGAGGATAGCTTCCTCTCCCGCGTCGTCGGATTTGATGACCAGGACCCTAATAGGGAAATGGCCAAGAAGGGATCACTCAGCGGTGATCTCGCCACGCTAGATCTTAGCGAGGCATCCGATCGTGTCTCCAATCAGCATGTACGAGCCATGTTTGCTGAGTATCCGCAATTGGACGCGGTTATCCAAGCAACTCGGTCTCGGAAGGCTGATGTACCCGGCCACGGAGTAATCCGTTTGGCTAAGTACGCCTCTATGGGTTCTGCTCTCTGTTTTCCGATTGAGGCCATGGTTTTCACAACCGTGATCTTTCTCGGAATCCAGCGTGAGCATAGCACTCCGTTTTCTCGCCGACAGCTGATTAGGCTGTATGGCGAGCGGGTGCGTGTCTTTGGAGACGATTTGATCGTCCCCAGAGAACATGTGCTATCCGTCGTAGATGAACTCAGTGTCTTCGGACACCGAGTCAACGTCAACAAGTCTTACTGGACCGGAAGGTTCAGAGAGTCTTGTGGACGGGAGTATTATGACGGCCAAGACGTTTCAATCGTCAAGGTTCGTCAAACGCTTCCGTCGCGACGGGCAGACGCGAGTGGTGTAATTGCAGCGAGTTCTCTACGTAACCAGCTCTATTGGGCTGGTTTGTGGAAATCCGCTGCATGGATGGATGACTACTTGGGTGTACTCCTTAAGGAGTACCCGAACGTAGCACCATCCTCACCACTGTTGGGCAGGGAATCAGCGCTTGGATACCAATTCAAGCGTTTGGATCCATACACGCACAGCCCTCTAGCTAAGGGCTATTATGTGCATGCCAAATCCCCTCCGGACCATCTGGAGGGGCCTGGTGCCCTACTCAAGTGCTTCTTGCGGACTGATGACGCACCCCACATGGCTCTGCCATGCAGGACCGTCAAACCTCCGCGATTCGACGTTGCGAGCGTTGATGATGAGCACTTGGAGCGTTCTGGACGCCCCGAGTACGTCGGCATCAAACTCGGGTGGAGATCACCGTATTAGTACGGTGATTGGGCAGTAGGTTTACCTACTCCCACGGGAGATGTTAAGTCATCTTTCCCCGCTCTAGAGAGGACCAGGGGGGTGTGAATCCCCTGATCTGTCTCTTTGGAGTGATGTGGCATTAATTTGCCACGGGAGATGCACTTTCGCAGTGCATCTCCCT